CCTGCTCTTGCTGCTGGCGGCGCAAATCTTGCAGGTAAGGCTGTTACCCCGATTTCTAAAGCTGTTGGTCTCGGCGGACAGGTTACTGGTGCCAGCACTCCGCAACTGCCTGATGTTCCTGGTTATGGTGCAGGCCAGATGACTCCTTCTAACCTCAGTGAGTTTGGTCCTCCAGGTGCAGCAGGTTATGCCGATCCTCTTGGTGCTATTCAGAGTCAAGCACGGTTTGAACAACAGCAGTATATGCAGAGCTTGCAGAATGCTTTGCGTTATGCTCCGTACCAAGAAGCTTATCAGCAGCGTTCTAAAGAAGCTGACCTGATTCGTGGCGCTAAAGCTGCTCAGCTTGCAACAGCCTTAGCTACAGATGCTGCAATGCGTCAGCAAGGTCAGCTTGGTGCTCAGCGGATGGCAGAAGGTTTCATGAGCAACATTGGTCAAGCTGGTTCTACCCAGTACCGTTACTTCTGATAGGAGGGGCTGGTCATGCCTCAGGACTTTAGTAGTTTCTACAAACCAAGCACTCCAAATTATTTTGGTAGCACTACTTTTAAACCTGGCGGATTTAGTTTTGAAGATTTGGCATCCAGGGTAGGTAAATACACGGGTGTAGAGTTTAAGACTGGCAAGAGAGTTGACCTTGCTTTAGATCTACTTCAGAAGCAGTATGGAAGCGGAGTTACTCAACAACTTCCCGCACCTCCTTCTACCTCTGGCGCTGGAACTTTATCTCCTACAGACTTAGATATCGACCAGTATGTCAAACTGCAAAAAGCACTGCAGCCTGGACTGTTAGAAACTGAATTAAAACAAAACGTTTTAGGTCTTGGTGCTGCTACAGCTTTTGGTGCAGCTTCGCTTCCTTTTACAGAGTACATGCGCAACCAAGAGTTAGACCGTCAAATGGAGGCATTCCGCATAAAAGAACTGTCCCCAACTGCACAAGCTGCACGTAACCTGTCTATGCAACAGCAAGCTGGTTTAGCAGCTTCTGCTACAGCAGAAAGGCAACGTGCTTTTGGTGATTTAAAACGTGGCACCGCAGGTATTTGGTTGCGTACTTGAATCTGACTTATCCAGAAACAACTCTATAATAGTTAAAGCAGTTCAAGAGTACTTTTATGGCAAAGCAAAACGTCAACCTTATTGATCTTGGTGATATTCAAGGTGTGTCCAATGCCATTATGGACCTCCTTGGTTATAACCAAGCAGAAACAGCTAATGCCGTTAATAATCAAGCGCGTTTAAATGAGCTGAATGTCCAAAGTGCATCAAATGAAAAGATTGGACAATTTAATCTTCAAGGAGTTCAATCACAAGCAGAAGCCACTAGATATGCGGCTGAACAGTCTGCTGGCGCCACACGTTTTGCAGCAACAGAAGCTACTCGTGGACAGATTGAAACCCAACGTTTAGCTTCTCAAAGTGCTGAACGTCAGATTGGTTTAACAGGCGCACAACAACGTGCTACCCAATCAGAACTGTTAGCTGGCCAAGAGCGTCAGATTGGGCTGACTGGAGCACAAGAACGGTTAACTGCAGCTATACGCGGTGAGCAAGAACGTTTAGGTATTGGTGCCACTGGAGCAGAACAGCGTGCTACACAACAACAATTACTTGCTGGACAAGAACGGCAGATTGGTTTAACTGGTGAACAAGAGCGTTTAGGAATTAGCGCCACCGGAGAGCAACAACGTGCTACACAGCAGCAGTTGCTTGCTGGTCAAGAGCGGCAGATTGGTTTAACCGGTGAACAAACAAGAGCTACGCAAGAAGCGTTACTTGCTGGTCAAGAACGTCAGATTGGCCTAACAGGTCAGCAATCACGTTTAACTCTGGGCCAACAAATTGCTGGTGAACAAGAAACTCAACGTCAGCGTTTTGCTGGTGAAGGAGTTTTAATTGGTACTCGTGGAGAGCAAGAACGTTTAGGAATTAGCGCCACCGGAGAACAGCAACGTGCTACGCAACAGCAGTTGCTTGCAGGTCAAGAACGGCAAATCGGTTTAACCGGTGCTGAAGAAAGGAGAACGCAAACAGAACGGTTTGCCGGTGAAACTGGTCTTACACGGGTTCGCGGAGAACAAGAACGTTTAGGTATTCAAACAACTGGTCGTGAACAGCGTGCAACACAGTCTGAACTTTTAGCCGGTCAAGAACGGCAGATTGGTTTAACCGGTACTCAAGAACGGTTAACTGCTGTTACCCGTGGCGAACAAGAACGTCTAGGAATTAGCACTACCGGTGAACAACAACGTTCCACACAGCGTGAACTGTTGGCTGGGCAAGAGCGTCAGATTGGTTTAACTGGTACAGAAGAACGCCGTACACAAGCTGAGCGCCAGGCTGGTGAAGAACGTCAGATTGGTCTTCGTGGTACAGAAGAACGACGTGGTATGGAGACTGCTGGAACTCAGGAGCGTTTAACACAGTTTGAACGCCAAGCCGGAGAAGAAAGACAGATTGGTTTACGTGGCACAGAAGAACGTCTAGGCATTCAAACAACCGGACGTGAACAACGCGCTACCCAATCAGAACTCTTGGCTGGCCAAGAGCGGCAGATTGGTTTGACTGGAGAACAGGAGCGTGCAACACAGCGTGAACGCTACACAGGTGAAACTGGACTTGAGCAGACACGTGGAACTGAAACGCGTGAAACCATTGGTCGCCAAGCACGTGAACAACGTGAAACTGAACTGCAGCAAGAGCTGTATCGTCGTTACAGAGAGGAGAAGGATTATAGTCAAGCACGTGCTGCATTCCGTTCGTGATTGATTGGTTAGAAACTTTAAGTCCTAACGAGAAAGAAGCGTTCCTTACATTCTGTAAAAAACATAGTTCTCCCATTCAAATGTATCTGTATGCCCGGTTTCTTGGGTTTACAGGTAACATTGTGGAATGTGATGAGTGGCAACAATCAACATTTAAAAAAAGAAATCTTCAGCAAATTCTGGAGATTGAAATTGATAACATGCGAGAAGATGTAGAAAAGCTGCGTCAAGCTATTGACTTGGGCATGGTGAAACAAGATAACGGTACTGCTCGTATTGCTATGCTGCAGAAAGAACTACGTGGCGCTATTAAGCAGATTCAAGATGAGCGTTATGTTGGTGACAAGCAGGGATTAATCCTTGCTGGTGCTGATCGTGCTCTGCGTGAGATTGTACTGATCTTCAAAGATGACCCTATTGAAGGTCCACTCCAAGATGCTGTAATGGCAGTATGGACAAAAATCCTGGCAGAAGAATCCTGAGTGTAAGGAGTTAGGGTAAGGGGATGGCAAACACATCCCTCTACGCTGTTTACAGGCGAACTGCCCGCGCTGGTGCAAAACAACAGGTTGTTAAAAAGACTAGCGATATTGATGTTGAACGGGCACGCGTTGACTTCTCTTATTTCTGTGATGTAGTTGGTGAGAAACCACCAGCTACACACATGCGTTTATGGCATGAGCATCTTTGCACAGGCGATAACTCTGAATGTTTGATGGGCATTGCTGGCCCCAACGTAGACATCCTGGCGCCACGGGGCTCAGCAAAAAGCACTGTGCTTGGTTTATTTACTGCATGGTCTATTGGCGTTCATGCACTGCATAAGAAACCGTTAAAAATCCTTTATATTTCTTACACTGTTGATGTTGCACGCCCTAAGAGTGCAGCCATTAAACGCATCATTGAAGAGAATAAACACTATAAAGAAATCTTCCCAATGGTTAAGATTGCCAAAGGGATTAACTCCAATGAATACTGGAGTATTGATTGGAAGTTTGCAGGGATTAGATCTACTGGTGAAGAAGAATTTACCGTTTGTTGTGCAGGTCTTAAAGGTGCTGTGACCTCAAAACGTTCGCATCTTTGTATTATTGATGACGCTATTAAGAGTGCTGACGATATTAAAAACAGAGATATTCGTGCTGCTATGGAAGATAACTGGAACTCAGTTATTGTTCCTACCATGTTTGAAGGTGCACGTGCAATCTGTCTAGGTACTAGATTCCGTCATGACGATATTCATAACACGACCTTTACTCCAGCTAATGACTGGGTACAGATTGTGCAATCTGCTATTACTGTTGATGAGAATGGCGATGAAAAATCCTATTGGCCTGAGATGTGGTCACTAGAATATCTCCAAGATCGTAAACGCCAGGCTCCAATCAGCTTTAGTTTTCAGTATCAGAATCAAATTGTTCAAACTAGTGAGCTATCAATCTCTCCAGATCTTCTTGTCAAGAGCAAAATTCCAACGGAGTTTGACACGCTGGGTGTTGGTGTTGACCTCTCTGCTGGTGTGCGTGAACGCAATGACTATAGTGTGTTTGTACTAGGCGGCAGGGTTGGGGATAAGATCTACATCATTGATACCAAGCGTCTCCGGTTAATGGGTAACCTAGAGAAGCTAGAAGCCATGATGGAGATGATGTATGAATGGGGAATTGTTTATAAAGACGGTGAGAAATATTTCCCTACTGGATCTAATGTAGATATTTGGTCAGAAGCCGTGGCCTACCAAGCATCTCTAGAATCTGACTTCAAACGGATCTGCCAGATGGAGCATGGTCTTTACAACTTGATCTGGCATCCAGTCAAAGGATTCCGTGGCGACAAACTTGCACGGTTTAGGGGCATCATGGGCTTGTTTGAGCAGCGTAAGATCTTCTTTAATAAATTCCGCAAGTTTCAAGCGCTTCATGATGAGATCATTAATTTTGGTGTTAGTTCCCATGACGATTGTGTTGATGCCATGGTCTGGCTTTGCAATGGCCTAATGACTCGCGGTAAGTTGGAGTTGGAATATTAAGGTTAGAGTATTGTCGGAATTAGACTGATACTACGTCCCAATGAGCACCGGTTACTTTGTTGTTGAACTTGAGCAAGATGCTTACGGTTCAGCTATCATTCCTTTACCTGATGAGCTGTGTCACGACATGGCGCTCCAACCAGGAACTGAGTTTGATATTGAGGTAGAGGATGACGTAATTACCTTACGGCGTCTGCAAACTGGTTACGAGATCGAAGACAACTAATTAACTCTTTTCAATTATGAGCACCCAGAGCCAATCCGTTTTAGAAGGAATGCTCAAAGCTGTTGTTAACCGTGAGGCCACGGGGACAGCAGACACGATGCTCATCAATGCTCACCTTTCCCAAATGAAGATGTTTGGGATTCGGCAGGGCGTCGAGTTTTATCCCAATCAAGATAACTTTGGAACTCAACGTTTTGATTTTATTCAGCAAGTTATCAAGTTCAATCGTTTAGATGCACGGTTAGATTCTATTTGGGATCGGTTCTTATCTTACGGTAAAGGACTGTTTTATATCAGACCAACAAAGAAAACTTACAGATTGTATTGGTTTGATAAAGATGCTTACCGTACTTATTACTCTCCAGATGGTGATCTAGAAGAGGTCATCATTATCTATGCATACAAGGTTAAATCCAGCCGTGGTTTTGGTGGCGTAGGCCTGATTACTGATAAACGCTATGTTCGGCTTCGTATTACACCAAGTGAAATTCACGAACTGCATAGTGAACAAGAGCTGTCATTTGATTCTCTGGAAGCAACACTTAATCTTAACAATAACAAGGTACTTGAAAATACCCTTGGATTTATTCCTTGTGTAGAAGTTCTCAACAATCCCGACGCTTTCGGTACCGATGGCAGCGGAGAATTTGAATGGTTAGCTAACCAGATCATTGCTCACGATGAGATGGTAAAGAACATCAGGGCAAACCTGTCGTTCTTTGGTAATCCAACACTCCTTTCATCCCGGCCAAAACACGACATTGTTGAAACTGCAAAAGACGGTGCAGTTCAACGACCCAGCATTGCAAGCCAATCTGGATTCCAATCAGAGTTTTCTCTCTCCAGCTCGACCTTCAAACAAGATCCGACAGAGCGCCAGCAAGCTGGTTACATCGGCTTACCTGGTGGCGGCCTCCGTGTTCCACGGGTGATTGCCAACCTGGAACCAACAGATCGCGTTGGCTTTATTACACCTAATGCCATCAGCACAGATCAATCCCGTTATGTTGATCAACTGCGTTCTGAGATCCGTTTAGCACTCGGCGGTATTGATGACCTTTCAATTACCAACGTTACTGCTACCGAAATTAAATCTGCTTATGGTCGCGTTAGCGCCACCGCAAAGAAAAAGTGTCTGCAGCTTTATACCTACGGGATCTGCCGTTGCTTTGAACTGATGATCTATCAGGAAGAGCAGCTCTTCCGTAAATCATTAGCAGTTGCATCTGGGTTAACATATCCGATATTGCCGGAAAATGCTGATGATGAAGCACTAGAAAAACACCGTAAAGCAAAAGAGAAGTATGAGAAAGGGTTGGATAAAGCTTTAAACAAAGCTTTTGAAACCAAAGAGATTCCTGATGGTGTAATCGGTCTTGCTCCAGATGGTGACCGCACAGTGCTTTGGCGCTGGATGGGTCCTGTCTATGAAGACACACCACAAGATAAAGTTAATCAATCTATCTTTACCCGCAACTTACAAGAATTGGGTGTTGATAGTATTGAGGCACTTAAGTACTTGTTCCCGTCCAAAACGGATGACGAAGTTGCAGAGATGCTCTCCGGTTATCCTTTCCGGATGGTTGGTCAAGTACAACGAGCGTATGCATCATTCCTTGATCTCATTAATCAAGAAATGCGTACACCTCATCCCCAGCGCCCAGATCTCCCCCTGGCAGCTGATCCGCGTCTTGATCTGACGCCATTCCTTTACAGAACACTCGAAAGTCTCCAGAAAGAGGTAACCTATGCAGGCCGATACCGCAGCGCCGATCCAATCGGTACCCCAACAGTATTCGACCCCGCCGAGCAGCTACGCGGCGCCGGTAGCACAACAGACGGCAGCGCAAGCTCCGGTGGCAACAACCAGCCAGTGGGTGGCGCCTTACCAACCGGCCCAGGCTCCAGCGCCCCAGATGCAAGCGCAAATTTCGGCAGCCCCGTACGCCCCTATCCAATCGTACCAGCCAGCCCAACCTTCAGCGGAGAACCCGTACAAGGAAGCGTTCAATCGGGTGGTGTCGCTCCTGAGTTCACCAGTTCAATTCCCGTTCCAGGGTCAACAGTCCGTACCGACACAGGGAATCGACCCGGCCAGCTTCAGTTCCCAACAGACCGGAACATTCAGCAGCAATTCGGCAGCCCCGATTTATCCGTCCAGCCAGGGTTACTCGCCCAGTTATTCCCCAACATCGCAGGAAATAACAACACAACAGCTCCTCGCAAACGGGGTAAGTCCTCAAAGTCTTGAGGTCATTGACCACTTTGGTGCCGATGCACCTGCTGTTCTTAACGATTACGCTTGCACTGTTGAAGATGCTTTGATTGCTCGTTATGAGCAACTATCAGAAGCTGTTCAACTGTTAGAAGAACTGGCACAAGAACATCAAGCTTACGAAAAGATCTTGACTGATCCTGACGTACTTGCTGATTACACTTGTGAGTTCTTTGGTGAAAACGGTCCTTACCCGGTTCAAGATGAGCAGAAAGCTTATCAACAAGCTTATGCAGAACCTGAGTACTACACTCCAAACCTGGAGCGAGCAAGTATGCCGGTTCCGCCAAGCCCTCAACTAGATATGGATTCTCGAAATTTCTGGGATAATTTTGGCACTGTTGCAGATCGTGATCCTGCTAATGCCTGGCGCTATCTTTCGCAAGCTCAACGCAATCCCGGCGTCTTCCGCCAGAAACTCCTTGTCATGGAGTGATCTTTAAAAACAATTGAGTTTAGAATAAGGGGTAGTGATTACTGCCCCTTTTTTATTGTAAAGATATGGCAATGCTTCCAGATTCTGCACGCACTGCAGCTAGCTACTTAGGTGGCGGCATTGCACGCGGCATTGAACAGAAAGGTGCTCAAGTTGCAAAAGCAGGTATGCAAGCTGCAGAATCTGCCGGTAGCGGAGTTGGTAAAAAAGTTGGACAATTTTTACAAAACATTGGCGGTCAAGCTCAGCAATTTGGTTCTTCTGTTGGAACTCAAGGTTCAATTAAAAAACGTGATTTAGGCCTTGCTGCTGCAGGTGCTGCTATGACCGGTGCTTTTGTTGGAGGCATGGGTGCTAATGCAGGAATTAATTCTCTAATTGCTTTTCAAGCAAGTGATCCACGCAGCCGTACAATGGCTCAACCAGGACAAATGGGAGATAGTCCAATGCCCGCTGATTTACAAACAAGTTACATTGCGTTAAACCAACTTGGCTCTCCTTTAGGTACACAACAATTACGTCTTTCTTATGATGTAAAAAGTGCACAACAACGGCAACATTTATTGCGTGCTGCAATGGGTCCTGAACCTATTTACACTTCTAACTCTAACAAGGAATCCTAATGGCTAAGAAAACAAAACCAGAAGCAAAAGAACATTTAGAAATGTTTATTGCTCAAATGAATCCAGAAGTTTCAACTGGACAAAGTACTTTGCAACCTGTAGACCATAATCCTTACGGACGAATTGGGCCCCTTCCGCCAACAACCTATAACTACGGGAATCGGACAGGTGGATACCAGTCTGTTCAACCCTATTTTGATCCAGAGTGAATCAAGCTGAACAAGCTGCAGTTCAAGGGACAGCTGCCCTAGCTGGTATGCTTGGTGCACAAGCCTTGAAACGTGGAGCCGTTAAACAATATCAAAAACGGGGAATGGAAGAAACTGGTTCTGCTTTTGAGCAGCCAGGTTTTAATAGAATTCTTGAGCAGTACACACAACAAACAGGATTAGATCCTGAAGTTACTGCTAACTTTCACCCTGCCGGAGTTAGCTATTCAAGAATTGGGCGTAACTCTATCTCATTAAATTTAGATAAAGCAAGTAAATTTACACTGGGACATGAGCTTGGTCACCAAGCAATTGAAGCAGGTGGTGGACCTCTTCAGTGGATTCAACGTCATGCTTATGATGGCATTAACCCTAACGTATTAGGTTTAGCAACAGTTGGAATTAGCGCTGCTGTTCCCTCTGTAAGACGTGCTGCATCTCTTGCTTTGGGAATGAACTATCTCAATAACAGTGGTCGCATTCTTACTGAAATTGAAGCTAGTCGCCGTGGCACTAATCTTGTTAACGAGTCTGGTTATCCTGTTTCGGCTGCTCCTGGCGCATTTCAAGCCGCAGGTTATGTAATGTCTCCAGCGGTTGCAGCTCTTGGTGGCCTTGGTGCAGGTAGGTTTTTACGTTCTTTTGTCCAGGAAATGGGCCAAAATTAATAAAGCCAATAAGTAAGTATTGCTATAATTTTATTAATGGGGCGGAAGTTCCCAGATTTACCGTGGTTCTTTGCCACAAGTCAGGGATCTTTCTGGATCTCCGGTGTCAGCTAAAACTACGCTGAATAACCAACATGTTTATTGATAACGACTTTCCCAAGCTGTTGGGTGCGGAGCTGTACCGCCCCCATCCAGCTTACATCGTGGAAATGGCTTGCGAGCCTGTTGTCGTCCACGACTTCACCAAACAGCCCGGCCAAACGGTTCAGTTAGACCGGTACCGCTTCTGGGGTAACCCTGGTACCAAGACCAACCGTGAGCGTACCCAGGATCAAACCATCGGTACTGCTAACAGCCGGTCCATCGTTAAGGACAAGGTGCTGGTGTCTCTCCGTGAGTACACCGGTCCTGCAGATCCGAACAACGCTAACCTCCCGAGCACCTTCAAGATTGCTCGTGAGACTCTGATGACCGCTCAGCGTCTGCTGCTGGACACCGGGAACCTCAACATGTTCCACCAGTCCATCGGTTCGCTGACCCTGCTGGATGACTATCGCCGCTGGCGCGACCGTGTGTTCCTGGACGAACTGTTCAAGTCCGAGTCCCGTGGTCAGTCCTCCGACACCCAGGGTGGTTACTACTACCCCAACAACAAAGCAAAGACTGGCGCTACCACGCTGACTGCTTACACCGCTACTGAGTATGCCTCTGAGCGTTATAAGTTCAACGTGAAGACCGACCTGCTTGAAGTGGTGAAGAGCCTCCGCAAGCGTAACGTCCCCGTGTTTGCTGACGGTTACTACCGTTGTATTGCTGATCCCTCTTTCATGAAGGATCTGCGTGCTGATCAGGGCTTCCGTGAAGTGGCTCGTTATCCTGGCTTTGCTGGTGGTAACCCGCTGATGAGCGGTATGAACCCCAACGCTGCTATCTATGGTGGCGGTCAGTACGGCCAAGCTCAATTTGTTGGTGGTGAGCCCACCATGCCTTCTGGCTTCGTGTTTGAAGGTGTGCGTTTCTTCGAGTCCACCAACTTCCCCTCCAAGACCATCACCGTTGACATCGGTGACGGCGCTGGTGCTGTTTCTCACGACACTCCTCCTGCACTGTTCTTCGGTCCTCAGGCCGTGGGCGTCGGTATCGGTGGTCCTAATGCTCAGGTGCTCATCAACAACAACGATGACTTCAGCCGCTTTATCATTCTGATTTGGCAGCTGTACGCTGGCTTTGCCAACCTGAATAAGGACTTTGTTACCACTGCTTTCACCATCGTTTGAGGAAGGAGGTAATTAACAATGGCTGCTTACAAAGAAGAAGCCGGTGCAATTCTGCAACCCGGTAATCAAATCAACCGCCTCTCCTCCTATAACACCGAAGGTGTTTATGGTTGGCCTGGCGTCGAAGCTTTTGAGCTGATTGGTTATGCCAAGGTTGATAACCTTGCTGCCGATAAAGCTAACTTCAAGAGCTTTGACATTATTGTCCCCTCTCCTGATCGTCGTCCTGACGACCGGGTACGTGACAACCGCACCTCCCTTGTGGTGCAAGCCAGCTCTGATCGTCCTGCTTACATCTATGGCGCTTCTATCGCCATTGCTCAGGACCTCCCCGCTGGTGGTCTGGCTGGTTTCCCTGCCTCCCCTGTGACTTGTGCAATCGGTGGCACCTCCACCGAAGGTCTGCTGCTTGGTCCTAACAACGGTGGTTCTCCATTCGGTGTTCCTTCGACTCAAGCTAATGGTCTGGCTGCTGCTAGCTCCATTGTGTCTGCAACCAGCTCCCTGTTTGCTCAGGGTCTGAGCGACACCACGATTGCTGACCTGCCCTTCACCACTGCTGTGACGACAGCAGGCATCGTGGCGGCTGACTTTGCCAACTCGATGTTCTATCGCGTTACTGCAGATACCACCTTCAAGGTGTTCAACGTGAACGCTGTGACCTCCACCACTGTGGACGGTGACGGTGTGTTCATCAGCTCGACCGATAAAGATGCTGGCAAGGCTGGTTACATCCTTTGCCGCGTTAACTATCTGCGTCCTGCTGCTGCTGTGGCTTGGGAAGATATCAATGAGTTCATTGATTTTGCTTCTCAGGTGGGTGGCACTGATAGCTGATCTATATTGATTAGCTGAGTTGAGGTTGGTATTGTATTGGTAGTTGTCATCTCTTCTTGAATGCTCTACCAATACAAACCAACTGGTCAACTCGTTGAAATGATTTCTCACCACGGTGATGGAATCATGATGTGTATTGATGCACAGGATGAAGTTCTGTACATCGAACGCGATGATTTGATTCCGCACATTGGTGCTACCAATGAAAAGGATCGGACGGAAGAACGCCTCACTGAGCAGCTCAAAGAAGAAGGCGTCAACCCTCCCATTCCTACTAAAAAGGAAACTTTCCCACTAGATACTCGCATTAATCTCAATACTGCGAGTGCTAGACAGATTGCAGACCATTTACCTGGAGTAGGATTGAAAACAGCACGGGATATTAAGGATTTACAAACCTCAATGCCCGGCGAAAAGTTCGTCCGTTTAGATCAACTTAAAGCTATTAAGCGTGTTGATTGGGATGAAATTATCAAAGAAAATCTTATTCGAGTTGAATAATGCAACTTGATAACTTCCTCAAGTCAAAGATCCGTTGGCACCTAGGATATAACACCACATCTATTCCTGCTGGTGATCTTGCTAGGCTTGAGGAAGCTTTGAACAATGTACCAGATTCTTTCTGGTACGCGAAATTGGTCGAACAAGTCACTCGGTGCGATGAGGCGGAGAAGCGCACCGATATGACAGGTAGTGTGAATAATAATTCAGTTCCACGTAACCGGTTAGAAAACATCGCTGGTGATGTTGACCGTACTATCACAACGACTGATTTCAAAGAAACACTTAAAACCTGGACAGAGATTTATCTTTATGAAACTGACAGATTAGCTCTTCATTTATACGTGGCTAACTATAGGAATCCTATGCAAGCCCGTTATCGCTTCGAGCGTGAAGGCGCCGAATTTATTCAAGCTTTACCAGGACCTGCCGACACGGCTATCGGTACCCGCTTCTACTACGAGTACAACCTCCGGTAAGCCCATGTCGGATCTGCGCCAACGCTACGAAGAACTGCTTCAACGTCCTCAAGTACGCGCTCTGCTCAATACCATCCGTTATGCAGAGGGTACACCAGGAGAAACCGGCTATCAAACCATGTTTGGTGGTGGCAAATTTGACACATCTAAAGGATGGAAACATCCAGATAAAGTTATCAGCAGCGGTGGATACAACAGTGCTGCTGCTGGTGCTTATCAGTTTTTGCCAGGGACATGGCAGGGTACAGCTAAAGAACTAGGCTTACCTGACTTCAGTCCTAAATCTCAAGACCTTGCTGCTCTTTATTTGATTGATAAAAAGCGAGGCGCATTAGACCCCTTCCTAAAAGGAGAAAAATTTGGAACTGTTCTTAACAAGCTTGCTCCAGAGTGGGCTGCATTGCCAACATCTAGTGGAGGAAGTTACTACGGGCAACCTTCTAAAAAACTCGGTGACCTGTATCAATACTACGAGCAACAAAAACAAAAAGTTGGGACAGGAAATGTTGCTAGCCAACCACCTCAACAACAGCAACAGCAACAGGCAGGAATGCCAAACATTAACATCATTATTGCCGATGGAGCTAAGACCTCATCGACAGCAAGTAGTGATCCTTTAAGTTTCCTATTAGAATATCAAAAGAATAGGCGCTCATCTATTCCATCTCCAATGGAGTTGGCACAACAGATGGTAACAACAGAGCCTGTTAATTATTTCAAATAGTTATGGCAGGCATTATCCATACTGGCTACGTTGCTAAACCTGGAGAAGATATTTTTCCAACAACCGGACCTCACCTTGATGTCCGTGTTAAAAAAGGTGGACAGTACATTGACCCCAGCACATGGCGCAGTGGCCTGCAAAACTTAGTAATTGGGGAGGCAAAAACTCCCCTTTACCAGCAAACAAAAGACGGGTTTAAACCAGCGTTCCCTATTACCTCTGGGTTTGGTCCACGGTCTGCACCTACCGCTGGAGCTTCAACCTATCACAAAGGAATTGACTTTGGTGTTCCTGGCGGCACACCTCTTTACTGGAAAGGTGCAGGTGCATTTAAACCTGGCAAAGGTTTAGGAACTATTCAAACACCAGAGGGTTACGAGATTGAACTACTACATACTAAAGGTGGACAAGAAGCATCTTTAGGTGGACAACAAACTCCACAAATTCAACCTGCTCAACAACCATCTTCTACTGATTCTCCACAGTCAATTAACATTGTTATTCAAACTGGAAACAAGGCAGAAGAACAACAAAGTCCTGAGCAGTATTTAAAAAACTATATTTCAAAGATGGTTAAACCATCTGGCAGTACTATTCCCGTTAACAGTTTAGTTAAGATGATGCAAAGCCAACCAACAGCTAATTACTTTGCATGAGATTTGCAAACGTTCCTGGTTATAGCTCTGCTTATCCTGTTAATTACAGCAACATGTATCAGGATTACAGCATGACAACTGCAAGTTTTGCTGATCCATTTCAACCACAGATTAAAGAGAAGAGTAGCCCTTGCTCTTATGTTGTAGGTTACAACGGAAGCAATGATCCACGCTATCAGTTAAACAATCCTGCTTACATGCGTGAGGTGGATCGTTCTGCAGGTGATGCAGTGCCTCCTGTTATTCTTAATAAAAGACCAATTCAAAATCAGTTCTGATGGCGTATACCAAACCAGAAATGCGTGAACGCATTAAAGATCGCATCATGGCTGGTTCCAAAGGAGGGAAGCCAGGTCAGTGGAGTGCACGAAAAGCTCAGCTCCTGGCGCAAGAATACAAGAAGAAAGGTGGCGGTTACAAAGGAGAAAAAACAGAAGGACAGAAATCTTTAAAGCGTTGGGGTGAGCAAAAGTGGATGACTAAAGATGAGTATGAGAAGAAGAAAGGATGATGGAAAACTACAAAGCAAAAGCACTGCTTGGTAAAACTGCAACTGCTGTAGGACAGTCATGCCCTCGTGCTACAACTGATATTAAAGAAAATATCAAAAATAGAAATTGGACCATTGATAACTTTGCTTATGGTCCTTTGAATCCTGATGAACCTGACCCTGGGTTCTGGGAAAAGAAAGCAGACATGTGGAACAGTGATGTAGAAACTGTAATGTCTGCACGTTGTGGTAACTGTGCTGCCTTTGATCAATCTGGTTTAATCTTAGATTGCATCATTGAAGGAATCAATGAAAGCGGTGCTGCAGATCCTTACGAAGTTTTAGACCATTCCAACTTAGGTTATTGCCAGCTCTTTAAGTTTAAGTGTGCTGCAGCAAGGACCTGTGATGCCTGGCTCTATGGAGGACCAATCAACGATGGCTGATAAAGCAATTGAGCCAGGTAAGAAAAGCACAGAGCGTTACTTACCTCAAGCTGCGTGGGCTCGGCTCTCTCCAGAAGAACGCAAGCAAACGGATCAAAAGAAGCAGCGTGAATCCCGGAGCGGTAAACAGTTTGTAGAAAACACACCGGCTGCTAAAAAAGCACGACGTGCTGTTGAACTGGCTACTAAACACAAAGGGCAATGATTGATCCACTCCAGGAGCGGGACATAACCCCAAGAGGACGTGGCCTTGGTGCGCGTACTGGTGACTATGAACCAGGACTACGGCCTCTTCCTGGCGACGGCACTCCTGGAACCCGCCCGCTTCCTGGTGACTATCGGATGGCAGGGAGCAAGATTAAAGGGCTTCAGCAAATAGACCCTTTAATTTTTGAAAAACTATTTGCTTAAACCTGCGCTACAATAGGTTTAGCAAATAACGTTAACCAGAAGGAATGGCTAGTTCTTCTACCAATAAGCAGCCGGCAATGATTGACCGGCCCTTTCTTAACAGTACTCTTTTAACCGTTGCTTCTGGTCAGCTGTTCTCCACGAGCTTAATTCCTACAGCTGTGGGCAACGCCACCAACGTTTTAGATGTTGATAGCGCATTAACAGATACCTCTGTTAGTGGTGCGTACGTTGATGAGATTTGGTTACGTTATAGCAAAGAACGTAATATCTTTTTAGACGCTGCTACCCCTGGAGCAGGAACTTATTCACAAGTTGGTACAACTACCGTAACAGTTACCCTTGCAAATCACAATCTAAAAATTGGTCAGTCTGTTTATCTAGATTACACCAGTGGTACAGCTGTTGATGAAACAGCTACTGTTACTGCCGTTACTTCAACAACGTTTACGATTACTAGCGCAGGAACACTGACTACTTCTGGAAACGTTAACGTTTACCAGCCTATTGATGTTTGTTTCTACCTTGTTAACACTGGTTCAATCACAAATATTAACCAATTCTTCCCACTGTTTACTGTTAGCGTTCCTGCTGTGGCTGCAAGTCAGACATACAGCCTAACTTTAAATGAAGTTCTTCCTTTGATTAACCATCCAGTTCCACACGCTGGAGCTAACTTTACTTCAACTAATAATGAAGTTTCGCCTAAAACTCGCGGATTAGTTTTGCAACGTGGTCAAGCTTTATATGCATCGGTTAGCGGAACAGCAGCATTAACCAACGGTTTTTATGTTTGCCTGCAAGGCGGATACTATTGATCTATGAAAGATATTCAATCCTGGTCTCAAGATCAGAACAGGATTAATTGGCAGCTTGCTGTTGACATGGCCAATAACTGGCGTCGAATGATGGGTGTAAAAGAAGTAAGCTATCCTTATCCAGGAGATCCCCGTAAAGGGTTATCTTTAAATGCCTAGGCGTAAAGATAGTTTTGGAGGAAGATTTGATAGCGGTTTTAAAAACTTCTCCGATAAGATCAACAAAAAACCAACTAAATATCAACTAGGGATTGACACAAACCCTTTTGATTTTGAACCAGGTGATCGTAATCAGGTTAGTCGGATTCGTTTTTATAACCATGACTCTATGTGGAATCGTTGGAGACGTGGTTACGAGCTATACACGTTAACGCAAACCTATCTAGGAAGCGGAGCAACCGGACGGAATACCCGTGGCGACTTCCGTATGTATTGTGCATTTCAGCAGTTTCCTGGAGTCTTTATTCCTGCACGGATGTTTACTTTTCCAAGCTCCCACAGTGAGATTGGAGAACAAATGGTTGGCGTCCGTGATGCCAACTCTTTTAATTTCTACAACTTTGGTTTACCAATCTTAGGTGTTCGCTATATGCAAACACCTAAAAATGGCACGTATTTACAAAGCGGCACTACCATAACAGTTACTAGTGTTGAGCATGGGTACACCACAGGTGACTCTATCTATCTCAATGTTACTAGCGGCGCAGCACTTGATGAAACGTTAACAATTACAGGAACGACAATAAATACATTTACTTGCACTGCTTCTAGTGCTATTAGTACCAGCGGGAATGTAACTCTATTTAAAGTTACAACCTTTACGGATCCAAACTGGGTCCAACAACGAGTACGTTTACGTTCTATTCCAACACCGGTTACATTCTTTGCAGGAGAACGTTTAGCAGATCGTATTATTGAACGGGATCCTGGAATCTTTTCTACATATTCAAGAACCGGATCGACTGTAACAGTAACCTGTACTGCTGCTCATGGCCTCTCTAGTGGCAATGAAGTTTTTATAGCAGTAACAAGTGGTGCTGTAGCTTCAGGTCTTTATACAGTTACTGTTTTAAATAGCACGCAGTTCACAATAACAACTTTAATTAGCGGCGTTACTTCAGGCTCAATGATTGTAAACCGCAGAATTCGCGGTTATGACTACAATGATTATGTAGGTTATACGGTTACTGGCACAGACTTATCAACAAATGAAATTTTATTCCAACGTGATGATAGTTATGGTACACGTTTATTTGATCCTGTAACAAATTTACCGTCTAGTACAAATCAAGGAATACCCAAAACAATTGTTCCGGCGCATCGTGGATTTACTGTAGGACGCTATTTGACAACAGAGATACGTTATCAGTGCACATGCCAGGATTACTTGAAACGAGAAACATTTAACTTTTATAAAGAACAAGAACGGCGTAAGTTTCCTAATACTCTTGCAGGCTCAGTGCGTCCAGGTTATCGCTTTGATCGCAATGGTAATTTGGTTGAAACAAGAGATGATGTAGGTGTTTATTCTGATTTTGGTTACGTGGTGATTAATAATTTTTATCAGTTACCTACATATGAAGATAGCGCAGATCTATCACGTCCTTTGCTTGCATACTATCAGCTTCGTTGGTGTAAACATATTTATGCTGCCATGTGGTCTATTGTCCACGATGAAGGTAATGATCCATTAAATCTGAGTGGACGCTATACGCAATCAGGTCCTAATATTACAGTTACAACAGATGAGCCCCATGGTTTAGGCTTAAATACCCGCGTTAATGTTGAGTTTACAAGCGGAAACGCCCTTGCCGGTGAGTATGTTATTACTCAAATTATTGATGCTAATAACTTTGTTATTATTTATCCTTTCAGTCAAACAACCAGTGGATATTGCACAGTAAACAATCTTAAACCTCACGAGTACATTAACACTTGGTTATTAGAACCTAACGATCCGCCTGCTGGTGAATCTGCCGAAGTTTTTCTTAAGCGTTTAGAAAAAGAAAATGAACGCCTTCGCGTGGCTGCAGAGCGTCTTCAAATGATGGGTTACGGGATGCCTTGGACTGGTGCTAAATCCATTAGCGGAGATCGTAATCAACCTACGCAGGTAGCAAACTACGATCCAAATTTAGTAACTCAAATGGTTACTGACGATATTCGACGCAATTCTCAGTACGATCCTAATAATCCAAATAGTAATCGTTTTAGTTTTACTGGAACGCCTTTAAATGTGACAACAACAATGTTGACTATCATGCAAAAGATGCTCAACATTGATATGGATTTGATTAAGAGTGCCAAGTTTGGTATGCTTGATCAGCCTTTAACTGACTACAATTCTGATTTCCGCTTTGGCGAGATTGACTGTGGCACCTATTTAAATGGTACCCCACTGGATTATAATCCTGCTACAGGAACAAGAACTCCAGATGTTTTAGACTGCGGTACATACGTTAATGGTGTTCCAACAACACCACCCTTCACACAAATTGACTGCGGCATTTATCTGAATACTTAAACATGGCAGTTCAAATCCTACGTTTACGTTCTAGTCTTCTTTATGACAGGGTGTTTCCCAGTCGTTTAGGAGATGGTGAACTTGCTCTTAATTACAACGCTACTGAGCCAGGTTTATATTTCCGTGACAATGCAGGAACACCAGCTTTAATTAAAGTTGGACCAATTCATGTTGGCAACACTGCTCCTAACGCTGTACCTACTGGTTACGTTTCTCTTTCAAAAGGGGAAAGCTGGTTAGATACAGCAAGCACGCAGATCTTTAAAGTGTATGATGGCACAACGTGGCAACCTACAAAAGCTGTAGCATCAACATCTACTAGCGGGTTCCCTAGCAATCCAATAGATGGACAGCTGCATTACGATAAATCTGCACCTGGACTTTATATCTACAACAGTACTAGCACCAGTTGGGTTGCTGTTTAAATCTTGTGGTTCATCATGTAGTCCCAGATTCGATCAAGCTTCTGGTGAACAGCTTGCATCTCTCTGAGGAAGTCTTGCTTTAATACATAATCACGAATGATCGTGTTTTCCAAACGATCATAGTTAGTTTCAATTTTCTCAAACCTGGTATTAATACGTTCGTTAAAAGTTGAAAGAGATTTGGATAGTCCTGTAAATGCTGCTAGTCCAGCAGTGATGGCTGCAATAATTATTTCGGGAGTCATCTATACAAGACTAACCTCTAATTATTCTAAAGGATTTAACAACTTAGAATAAAGCTAAGGCTTAGAGAAAGCTGTGGCAACTCAGGTACAATTTAGACGTGGCTCTACCGGTGAGACTTCCGTTTTTACCGGAGCACTGGGTGAAGTTACTGTTAACACTTCAGAATTTACTTGTGTTGTACACGATGGAAGTACTGCTGGAGGCTTCCCTTTGTTGCGCCAGGATGGCAGCAACATGGCACTGTCTCCAGGTAGTTTATCAAGCTGCGCCCTAAAGTTTGCTAATGATCCAAACACAGGAATAATTAGCTCTGGCCCTGATCAACTGTCTCTTGTAACCGGTGGTGTTGCGCGAGTTACAATAGATTCATCAGGCACCTCAACTGTTATCGGTAATCTTATTGTTACCGGTAGCATTACAGCACTAAGTGGCCTTATTCAAGGCGACGTGATCCCTTTGATTTTGGCTTTAAGTTGACATGGCAAACACTTTTAAGCACGCTACAAAATCAAATGTTGTTACCGATCTTATAAGTAACTCCACAACAAACATTTTTACAGGCGTTGCAGGCAGTTCAAATATTATCTTGAGTGTGTATGCTTCTAATAAAACAGGAAGCAGTGTAACCGTTGATTTGTACTTGGTTACTACCACTGGCGATGATGTTTACTTGTTAGCAAACGCGCCAGTTCCAGCAGGTTCTTCTTTAGAACTGACTGGAGGAACGAAAATTATTGTTGAAGCATCTGATACATTACGTGCTCGATGTAATACAGCAACATCGTTAGATCTTTGTGTTAGCTACCTTGAGCAAACATAAGAGGTATAACAAATGCCATACATTGGTAATGATCTTCAAGTAGCTTTTCCTAGCTACACATCTATTGATGATATTAGTGCCAGTTTTAATGGAGTTCTAACAACCTTTCCATTAAGGGTTTCAGGTTCTGCGCCAGTACCTTTTCCAATTAATCCACAGCAGTGTTTAATTTCTGTTAACAATGTTGTACAAAAACCTGATCCAACAGGAACTACAGGTTTTAATTTAGTTGGAACCAATATTGTTTTTGCAACAGCACCTACTGCTGGCTGGAATTTCTTTGGAGTTATTCTTGCTGGCGCAGATTACGTTACAGTAGGAACAAAATTTCCTACAGGCAGTGCTGCTGTACCAAGCATTACGTTTGAAGGAGATACTGATACAGGCATTTATGATGTTTCTCCTAACGAGTTAGGTTTTACAACAGGCGGTGTTTTAAAATCTTCTATCAACAGTGCTGGACAATATTTAGCATTAACAGGCTCCGCTGCAGCACCTATTTATAGCTTTAGTAGTGACAGCAATACTGGTATCTTTTCTCCAGGTGCAGATCAAATTGGTCTTGCTACTGGAGGCACAGCTCGCATTCAATTTGATAGCAACGGTGCATTAGGTTTAAGCGGTGCTAACTACGGAACCAGTGGCCAAGTTCTAACTAGTAATGGTTCAGGTTCTGCACCAACTTGGCAGAACATTGCAACGTCTGTTACTGCATCAGGAAACAACACCTTTACAGGTGCGAATACTTTTCAAAATGCTTCTGGTCAAACATTTGTTAGTGCTTTAACAACACACGATGGTATCAATATTAATGGACGAGGTGCTGGTAGTTCTTCTTATCGGATTAGCGTTGCTCCAAACACGTTAACCGCTAACCGTGCTGTTTATTTTCCTAATCAAAATGGAGATATTTTAGTTGCTGGTAATGCATCAATTGTTAATGCTGATATTAGTGCAAGTGCTGGCATTGCTTTTAGCAAGTTAGCCACATTAACCAGTGCACAAATACTTCTTGGTAATGGTTCTAACGTTGTAACAGCAACATCTGTTAGTGGTGACATTACTATTAGCAATACTGGTGTGACTGAAATTGGTGCAGGAGTTATTGTTAATGACGATATCAATACAAGTGCCGCTATTGCTCATAGTAAGTTAGCAAATATTACTGCTGGGAGTGTATTAATTGGTAACGTTTCTAATGTTCCAACAGCAACTGCTATAACTGGAGATATTTCTATTGATAGTAGTGGTGTAACAGCAATTGGTTCTGGAGTTATTGTTAATGCTGATATTGATGCTTCTGCTGCAATTGAAGGAACAAAAATTGTTGCAGGTACTACTAGTATTCGCGGCACGCTTCAATTAACTGATAGTACTTCTAGTACAAGTACTACAACTGCTGCTACGCCAAACTCAGTTAAAACAGCATACGACCTCGCAAACGCCGCCCAACCCAAGGTCCGCTCCGTAACCGCTGGAGCCACAACAGGCACATTGACACCTAACAGTGCCACCACTGATTTGTTTGTGGCTGAAGGTCTAACTGGCTCCATCACACTGGCAGCGCCAACAGGAACACCAACGAATGGCCAGCGTCTAATGCTCCGCTTTAAAGACAATGGCACGGCACGTGGTATTACCTGGACAACTTCATCTACAGGATTTAGAGCCCTTGGCATCACACTTCCCACAACAACAGTAGCTGGTAAGGTAACATATGTAGGTTGCGTTTACAACACAACTGATTCTTTTTGGGATGCTGTTGCTTCTACTACTCAGGCTTAATTAAGAACATGAAAATTGATTTTGAATTTAATACTAATTACGGAGTATTCCGTGATGCACTGTATCTTGATGATGATCATCAATATACTCAAGATGAGATTAACGCAATGAAACAAGAACGTTTTAATCGTTGGCTTGCTTTAATTGAAAACTCTTAACAGAAGGCATAAATAATGGCTAATCGTTACTGGGTTGGCGGTACTGCAAACTGGGATGGAACTGCAGGCACAAAGTGGGCAACTACATCAGGAGGTGCAGGAGGTGCTTCAGTTCCAACCACTGCTGACGATGTATTCTTTACTTCTAGCTCTACAGGTTCATGTAATATTGCAACAGGTAATACGGGTGCTAAAAGCATTAACTGCACGGGTTTTACTGGCACATTAACAGGATCATCTGACATTACAGTTGCTGGCGGCATAACGTTAGTAACTGGAATGACATATAGCTATACCGGAATAACAACTTTTACAGGAACTGGAACATTAATTAGTGCTGGCAAGTCACTTAGAACTATTATTGTTTCGGGTGCAGGAATTACACTTACACTAGGAGACGCTCTTTCTTGTAACGGTAATTTTACAGTTAGTGAGGGAAATTTTAACACTGCTAACTATTCTTTTACTTGTGCTGGTTCAATTACTTCTTCAACTGCAAACTTACGATCTATTAGCCTTGGTTCCAGCACAGTAACACTTACTAGTGGTGGTATAGATTTTTCTCCTTCAACAAATTTAACATTTAATGCAGGGACTTCTCAAATTAATCTAAGCTCATCAGTCACTATAGATAGTGGCGGCATGACTTTCTACAATGTTTCATATACTGGTACTACAAGTGGAATTAGGTCAATCAGTGGTTCAGCTACTTTTAATAATCTTACTCTAACAGCTCCTTCTTCAGGCGTAATGCAATTAAGTATTAGTTCTGATCTAACAGTTAATGGAACTCTTACTTGCGCTGGTGCCAGTTCTATTCGACGTAATTTTATCAGAAGTAATACAATTGGTACAAACCGAACTATTACAGCTGCTGTAGTTTCAGCTAATGATTGTGATTTCCGAGATATTACTATTGCTGGTGCTGCTGCCCCTATTTCACCAACGCGAGGAGGCAATTGCGGCGGCAATAGCGGCATTACATTTCCTGCTTCCAAAACTGTTTATCGTGTAGGTACAAATACTACGTGGGCTGGGTCTGGTTCGTGGGCAACAAGCTCAGGAGGAGCTGGTGCAGATACTAATTATCCGCTTCCTCAAGATACTGCGGTTATTGATAATTCTACTACGTTGACCGGGACACTTACAGTTGACGGTGTTAATATCAGCGCACTTGATTGTTCAAGCCGTACAACAGGAATTACTCTTGGTTTTAATGCAGCTAACAATACACACGGCAGCTTTACACTTGGTTCAGGAATAACAGTTAGTGGAACATCAACTCAAACTTTTGTTAATAGAAGTTTAATAAACTTAGTTACTGCAGGTAAAACAATTACATTTCCAATAGAAATAGAGGCTGTTGGAGGAACAGTCCAACTTGGTGATGCATTTAATAGCAGCAGCAGCGTTCGTGTTGATTTTGGAACATTTAATGCAAACAACTACAATGTAACATGTAGTTCTTTTGTGCTTGGTGCAGCAACCACGACTAGAACAGTTACAATGGGTAGCGGACTTTGGACGCTAACAGGAACAGCTACTGTTTGGTTAGCAAGCACTACAGTTAATTTAACATTTAATAAAAATACAGCTAATATTCTTTTATCAAATACTTCAACAAGTGCAAGAACTTTTAGTCCTGGCAATCTTGCCTATAACAAATTAACTATTGGTGGAAGTACTGGCACATCAACAACAACTATTAGTAGTGGAACATGTTCTTTTACAGAACTTGCTTCTACAAAAACAGTTGCTCATACTATTTTATTTAGTTCAGACATTGGTACTATTGATACTTGGTCAATAACTGGCACCATTGGAAATGTAGTTACTGTTAACAGCACAACAACTACGCGTCGAAACTTTTATCTTACTAACGCCACTTCAGGTATTAACTATTTATCTGTTTCTAATATTGGAGAACTTAACGGCAGTAAATTTGCTGTTGGGGTTAATTCTACTGATGGTGGAAATAATTTTAATGTTTACTTTAGTGCTCTTCCCCAACCGCCAAATACCATGTTTCTGATGTTTTACTAGCAATTGTGGTTGATAGGCGGGTGAAAATACAGAGTAGATAAAATGAACGCAGCATCTAGATTGCTGTGAAGATTTCTGAAACTGGCATTAACCTAATTAAAAGTTTTGAAGGGTTATGCCTTGAATCCTATCTTTGTCCTGCTGGTGTATGGACAGTTGGTTACGGTCATACCGGAGATGATGTTACTCCAGAGATGAGTATTACGGAAGATCGTGCTAATAAAATGTTACGACGTGATCTTGTTAAATTTGAACAAGGTGTTGACCTTTTAATTACGGTACCTTTAAATCAACAGCAATTCGACGCCCTGGTATCTTTTGCTTTTAACTGTGGTCTCAATGCATTAGAAAATTCTACCTTACGCAAACGACTTAATAATAAAGAAGATCTTAATAAAGTAGCTCAAGAAGAGTTACCTAAGTGGGTTAAAGGCGATGGCGTAGTGCTTCCTGGTCTTGTAGAACGACGCAAAAAAGAAGTTGAATTGTTTACTTCTGGTGCTGAACTTAAACCTTTAGAGACAATTGATATTCGCTGTGTTACTAATACATTTTTAAAAAAAGAACCCGTTCCTAGTAGTGAACTCAAACTAAACCAACGTGTTCCCATTAAAAAAGATCGGGAATACAGAGATGTTCAAGTTCTAGAAAAACGCGCTAAACACACCAAACTGTTACTCCCCTGGGGTCTTGGTGTCTGGTGGGCATTTGATGAGCACTGGTACGGCCTTGGCGGCGCTATGGCAAAGCCTCTAGAAAAAGCAGAGGTGGTTTATGACGGATTGATTTTGCCTGTTCCTTATCAATCCCAGCGTGATAATTACAGAGATGCTGGCCGCACCTGCTTCTCTTCTAGTTGCGCGATGGCAGCAATGTACTTGCGACCAGGTTCTGTATCCAATGATAACGAGTACATTAAGAAAGTTTTTGCTATTGGTGATACCACAGAAGCTTGGGTGCAAGTCAAAGCACTACAAGGTTTAGGTTTAAAAGCAACCTTTAAACAGAACGGAAACATTGAAGATCTGAAACAGCGTATTGATCAAGGCTTTCCATGTCCTGTTGGAATTCTGCATAAAGGCCCAGCTAATGCGCCTACTGGTAGCGGGCATTGGATTTGCGTCATTGGCTATGAAGAGGAGAAGCAACGCTTTGTGGTCCACGACCCCTGGGGTGAAATTGATAACTACAGCGGCACCTATATCAATACCAACGGTGAGCGATTACGGTATAGCTACAACTTGTTCAAACGTCGTTGGACTGTTGATGGCCCAAATACTGGTTGGTGGATTGATCTTAAATAGGTTATTATCTGCTTAGATCTAGTAACGCCATGTCTGCTATTACATCTGAACTGGAAACAGGATTGAATGCACAGTTGAAAACTCTTGCGGATGAAATCCGTGCAACAGAGGAAAAACTGCTACGTACTAAAGAAGGTTACCTTAAGGTTCAAGGCGCTCTTGAGATTCTTGCGATTATCAATCAGCGCCAACAAGCAGCTGATGCAGAAGCTATTCAAGCAGCTATTGGAGATATCGGTGCAGACTAATGCTAGGTGAGTTTACAAAGGGACGGTATCGTGCTTTGGAGTTAATTGCAGACTATGTTCGGGAACCGTCCCGTGAACTCCGTCTTAATGCTATTGTCTGCGATGTTAGTGATGAAGACCTGCGGTGGGTAACAGAACGTGTGCATCATTTCCTGTTGAAGTTATTAGAAGATGCAGACTATGACCCAGCAGATTATGATAACGATCTGTTTTTAAAAGAAATTGGTTTCATTGATTAATCGGGATAGCAGGATTCGAACCTGCGGCCCTCTGCTCCCAAAGCAGATGCGCTACCAAGCTGCGCTATATCCCGGTGGTAGGAGCGGTGGGACTTGAACCCACAAGGTCGAGACCAACGGATTTTAAGTCCGCAGCGTATACCAATTCCGCCACGCTCCCTGGCGACTACAGCTTAGCAGGTAGTACAGGTTTGTGCACCCTAACCTGATGTTAGGAATCATGAACATCTCATGTTTCATTGTGAGAACGATCTTTTAGTTAATCTCATTGTCTTAACTCCTAAGAGTGCTCGCAAGAAATTCAGAGAATCTATATTTGAAGCCTGGGAATGGAAGTGCGCCTACTGTGAAAAACAACTGTGTAATCGCACTGCAACCATTGATCACATTGTTCCTAAACATAAAGGTGGACACAACACTCGCAACAACCTAGCGTGCTGCTGTACATCCTGCAATAAATCAAAAGCATCAGAGCTTCCTTTTTGCTGGTTTAAAAAAGGACATCCATTGTACACTGAGGAAAGGGAAAGTAAAATTAAACAGTGGTTAGAGCAAAAACCACAAACAATCTCTTTATTTAATGTTCCTGATCTTGTTGTAAGCGCATGATGTTTTCAGAAGATACAACAGAGCCAGGTAAAGCTTTTCTTAAAAGTTTTGTGCGTAAAGATTTTCCTTTACCAGAAGAGAATTTAAGGGAAACCCGTGATGACCGTTGGCCAACAGACTGGCAGCGCATTGCACAAGGGCAGCCGGATATGACTGTCTCTGGTGAAGAACGCCGCTCTAATTACATGTAATGCCATGGCAGACCATGCAAAGGCCAAGCGGTTAGCTAAGGAGCGGATGGCCTGCAATAAACCACAGCGTACCCCTGGGCACCCCACCAAATCACATGTAGTCAAGGCGTGCGAGAATGGAAAAGAAAAGATCATTCGCTTTGGCCAGCAAGGTGTTTCTGGCTCACCTAAAAAACAAGGTGAATCAGAAAGCTACCGCAAACGCAGAGAAAGTTTTAAAGCACGTCATGCTAAAAACATTGCCAAAGGAAAAATGTCAGCTGCTTATTGGGCAGATCGTGTGAAGTGGTAACTGCTATGGCTAAAGGAAAAATGGATCCCAAAACAACCTGTTACTGCCATCTTGTGCAGTTGCTTAGGGATACGTCACATCTTCTCAATCAAACTTACATTGTCCATTGGAATCTGATGGGTAGTAAGTTTTACTCTATTCATAAATTAACTCAAGAAATTTATGAAGAACTTCAAGATGGTCTTGATGTTATTGCAGAGCACTTGCGTTCTTTAGATATTAGCACTCCAATGAGTGTGGATGATCTTAACAACTCGATGTTGCCTCCAATTCCCGATAGTTGTTTTGATCAAGACGGAATGATTCGTGCTTTAGCAATTAACCATAACACCTTAGCTGAATCTTTTAATATGCTTGCAGAAGAAGCAGAAATTATGAAAGATCAGTTAACATTAGATTTAGCAGTAGAACGTGGGCGTGCTCACAAAAAGTTCCAATGGCTGCTGAAATCTAATTTAGGTTAAAGTGGCTACGCTCCTTTTAATTTTTACTAGTGTTTACAGCTTAACTTACGTTCTGAGTTCATTTTTTTTAGATCGTGAACACAAAAGAGTTCTTAAAAAACTACGTCTCTACTCGGCTACCTCAGTCAGAAGAGGGAACATTTGAAGGTGCTCCTGACATTCCTCACTTTACTGTTGACCAGCGGTACATTCCCCCTGGCACCAAATCTGCAATGGCCTAGTAGCCAAAAATTGCAGAGCTGTTAGGATGTAGTGACGGATTGGTAAATTTTTAATGGATGCCAATGCCCTGGATCTGCCCATTGATAGCGAATTTGCTATCCATGCAGCAGCTCTGGCAATCAAGGATCTTGACCGTGACGAGCTAGAGGAAGCTTTTGTTGATATGCTCCACATGAAAATGATGGATCGTCAAATGTTCCTCAGCATTCTTAAAGAACACGGTATTGATGCCGACATCTCCTTCCAGTTTCAAACGCAAAACCAAATTAACTGATAATGGCTACCCGCACTTTTCAAGGAACGCAAGACACCTTTACCGCTAGCGGTGCTGAGCTGGTTTATAAAGGCGATGCTCTGCCTGGTTCCACTGGTGATCTAAGCCAGCGTGCTTTCCTGGTTAACCCAGGCTCTACAGGTGACATCATCGTCAAGATTGATCGCAGTGTTGGTATTGAAACCATTGAGATCTTTCAAGATGATGACTACACAGCAGGTTCAGCACCTACCGGCTATCAGAAGTTTTTCAACATTGCTAAAGCAGGTAAAGGCAAGGGTGCAGTAGCTGTTACCGTAACGAACGCTGCTAAGAACTATATTGTTCTGATGACAACTCCAGACGATTACAGCGAAATCAGCTATAACGGTTCTGTTGTTGTTCCCTGAGCCCCGGTAAGGGGCCAGTGGTCCCTTGTCCTTTTATACTGACTACGCGTTTGAACTGGTGCGGCGGTACACACCCTGCCGTATCCACGTTGGTTTTGAGGAATATACATCTTACAAAGCAACCAAGGAAGACGGTCCTTGGTTGATTGGCTATGGCAGTAAAAAGATTGGTCGCCAGACGGTAACACCTTTTACAAAAGTTACTCGGCGTGAGATTGATGAACAACTCAAAGAAGATCTAGAAATTTTTTCTGAGTATGTTTCTGACGTGGTTTACATGCCACTCAATGAAAAGAAGCGTGGTGCTGTACTAAGTTATGCGGAAAGCGTAGGACTTAGTTATTTCAAACAATGTAAACTGCTTGAATTAATCAATGGCAATGCAAGTAAACAAGAGATCATTAAAGAGTGGTCTCCTTTTATGCGCAGAAACTATCAATCAAATCCCGTACTGAGAGATAGAAGAAGATCTGAATTAGATCTTTATCTGCAAAGCGATATACAAGTTCCATTGTTAGTGGAACATAACTGTATTACTGAACAGTGTTTGTTAAATATTGCTGAAAACTACAAAGGAACCATTGAACAAGTCAGGGCTATTGAGTATTTAGAATCAGAACTCCTGCGGTTAAACCCTGGTGGTGAAATTGTTTCTGAATTTTTCAGATTGTGGAATCAGAAACCGTTGGCAACGGGTTCTCAATCTTCTTTTCTTGAAGCTGATCTAAAAGATCTAGAGTCTCTAAGATACGCAAGCAGTCTAATTCCTGAGGAGAAAGAGAAATATTTACAGGAGCTGGATGAGTTTGCTCGGGTACTAATGATTGAGGAGGTTGAGGCTCTGACTGGGTTTCTTGAGGAAACGTTTGAAGCAGACGATCCAGATACCACCGAGCCTTAAGAAGATCCTGTTTAGGATTCTGTTTATCTTCGTAGCGATAAATATATTTCTGAATGTTACCTTTGCAGTAACCACGGAATGCTTCTTCCGTCATGGAAGATTGAATAGCATCAATACATTCCACACCACCTTTGGTGTAATGACTGGGATGATCGACTGGATCTGACAAGGTTAACGTTTAGTGCTGGCAGAATAATAGAATGGCATTTGAAAAGAGTCAATCCTATAAGGTTGACAGTCGCTATC